TATTAAAGAAATGAGAAAAGAAATTTCATCATTAAAAGAAACTGTTTCTATGGGTAAAGGAATGGTAAAACTTTTAGTTTTTTTAGGTTCAGCAGTAGTTGGAACAATAGGATATTTTAGTTTGAAGTGATTAAGTTTGCATTAGTATTGCATCTTTGTACTTTCCTTAATTCCAACCCATACTGTTTTCAAGAACAAATAGTCCCAGAACAATTCGAAGATTACTACCAATGTATAACTGATGGTTATGTCAAATCATTATCTACATTAGTTAATTTAGGCGTAACAGAAGTAAACGAAAAAAGATTAGCAGTAAAATTTGAATGTAAAGAAGTAATAATAAAAGGAGAAAAAATATGACACTACCAGATACATTAGACTTAGTTTGGTTTCACAGAGGTAAAATTTATAAGAATGTGATAGTTTTTTTAGGATTGGTAATTTTATATTGGTTGTAGGTAAATGAAATTATCAGATAACACAGCAATAAGTATGCCAATGAGAAACTTACTCTCGATTTTAGGAGCAGTAGGAATTGGAGTATGGGCATTTTTCGGTATTCAGGAAAGACTTAATAATATTGAAACACAATATACATTAATGCAATCTGATGTCGAAAAAGCTGTTGAGTTTTCTATAAAATGGCCAAGAGGAGAATTAGGTTCACTTCCTGCTGACAGCGAACAATTTTTATTAATTGAAAGTTTATTAGGAGATGTTGAATACATTCAATTAGAAATTAAAGAAAGCAGACACAATGCAGTTAATATTTTAAGACTACAAAAAGATGTAGATAAAATTTTAGCAGTCATAGAAGTTCTTAAAGACAAAGTAAGAAGTAATAAAAATGGGAACGGACATTGATTGAAATAGTAATAGCCTTACTCATGACGTTACAAGGAGAAGTAATAGAACACACATATAAAGCAAAAATAAGTGATTGTTTAAAATCCAAACGAATAGCTGAAAGAGTAGTTAATCCAAAAAGAGTTCAATTTATGTGTAAGCAAATAGAAGCTGAAACAGAAATCTATATGGGTGCAAAGAAAATAGTTAGAATATTAAATATGGGAATTAGTAAATGACAACAGATAAATTAAGAACACTTCACACTATATTAGCTGAAAAGTTATTAGAGAAAATTACAGACCCAGATGTGAAGTCAGCAGATTTGAATGTGGCTAGACAATTTTTAAGAGATAATGGCATAGATGCAGTACCTACTGATGACAGTCCATTACAAAGATTAATAGACGAAATGCCATTCAATGAAAAACCAAAAACAATTATCAAAAATTAATGATTTTAGGAACTTCCTATATATTACTTGGAAGCATTTAAAATTACCTGAACCAACACCTATACAATACGATATAGCTAATTACTTACAGCATGGTTCACAAAGACAAATTATAAGTGCGTTCAGAGGTTGTGGAAAATCATGGGTAACTTCGGCGTTTGTATTATGGAAATTATTATTAAATCCACAACTTAATATATTAGTTGTATCAGCTTCTAAGAATAGAGCAGATGATTTTAGTACGTTTTGTTTAAGACTACTTCAAGAGATGCCAATACTGCAACATCTCTATCCAAGAGATAGCCAAAGACAGAGTAAAATTTCATTTGATGTTGCTCCTGCTTTAGCAAGTCATCAACCCAGTGTAAAAAGTCTGGGCATAAATTCCCAAATCACAGGCTCTCGTTCTGATATAATAATTGCTGACGATTCTGAAACATCAGGCAACACACAAACTCAAACAATGAGAGAAAAGTTATCTGAGGCAATTAAGGAATTTGAAGCTGTCGTGAAACCAGAAACAACATCAAGAATAATATTTTTAGGGACACCACAATCTGAATTTTCAATTTATAATAAATTACAGGAACGTGGGTACAAAGTAAGATATTGGACAGCACGTTATCCAACAGAGAACCAATTAAAATCTTATGGTTCAAATTTAGCACCAATCATTAGTAACACTTGGACACATGAGAGAGTAGGAAATCCTACAGACCCTATTAGATTTGATAATAAAGATTTATTAGCAAGGGAAGCTAGTTATGGTCGGCTAGCGTTTAACATGCAGTTTATGTTGGACACAACATTAAATGATTTAAATAAATATCCTTTAAAGTTGGCAGATTTAACAATTATGTCACTTAACCCTGACACCGCAGTAGAGAAGATAATCTGGGCTTCTAGTCCTGAATTAAAACAAGAAGGATTACCTTGTGTTGGATTAACAGGAGATGCTTATTACCGCCCAATGCAGACACAAGGAGAGTGGTTGGAGTACACAGGCAGTGTGATGTCTATAGACCCATCAGGTAAAGGAAAAGATGAAACAGCTTATTGTGTTACTAAATTTCTAAATGGAAATATCTTTATATTAGATGCAGGTGGATTTAGTGCAGGTTATACCGAACATGTTTTAAATCAATTAGCAGAAATAGCTAAGAAGAATAAAGTTAATAAAATCTTAATTGAAGAAAACTTTGGTCAAGGTATGTTTCAAGCATTACTACAACCTTACTTAAACAAGACATATAAATGCACAACAGAATTAATAAGACAAACTACAAACAAACATAGACGGATATTAGACACACTTGAACCTTTAATATCTCAACACAGAATTATCGTAGATGCTAATGTCATTAAGAATGACTATGAAGGTACGAATGAATTATACCCACCAGAAAAAGCATTGAAATATCAATTATTTTATCAGATTAGTAGATTACAAAAAGGAGCTAATACTTTAGCCCAAGATGACCGAATAGATGCGTTGCAAATAGCTTGTCAATATTGGCAAAAGCAATTAGCAAAAGACCAAGAGCTAGCCTACCAAGATAGAAAAGCTGATATATTGAATACAGAGCTTAATAAATACTTTGGTAATGGTAATAATGACAGTTCTTGGATTAAACTCTAAGAAATCCTAACAAAACCTGCAGTAAAGTTAGGGGTTCTACAAAGGGAGACTGATGTAGAACCGAAATTTGATTATTTTGCCTATATATAAAGAGTAATCAATTAAGTGCCACTTCTAGAGTAATGACTACTATAGAAACTTAAAGATAACTTAAAGTTATAAGAGCTATTGAATGACATAATCATGTTCACTTAAGTATTATGCTTATGATGGAAATTCAGTTTGACCTCTTGTTTCTACCCAACCTTTGATGAACAAAGAAATAATATACCTTAAATCTCTAGTTAAAAACTTTAAGCCACACACAGAGACATTACCTAAAGATTTATTAAAAGCATTAAACATTTCAGGAATAGACCTATTTAAAAATAAGAGAAAAGATAAGGTGTCCGATATTAATAGCGGTAGGGACTTCATACTGGCACACACAGAAGAATTTTTAAGACATGTGGTTGACTATAGCTTAGACGAAAAGATTAACGATATTATTAACTCTAAAAAAATTAGAAGAAAAAATCTGACTGCTACACGCATATAGGTGTAAAAAAATATTCCCCCATAGGCATGAAATAAATATAGGGGTGGGGGGGTGTCTTCAAATATAACAATGCAACTAGAATTGCACAGAAATGATAGTTTATTATTATGTACCAACACAATGCACTAGTCTTAGACGAGACTGCACAAAAGTATTACACGCACTCAAATAATGAGATGCAGGTTAATGCTATTGCAAATCTTAATGGAAATGAAGAAGAAGAAGAAAACTCTTTAATAGGACATAACTCTAAAGGGTTGATATAAAAAATGTTTACTTGTACTACTAAAACATCACAGCGTTGGGCGTATGGTGGAACGGTAGACACGCCAGTCTTAGGAACTGGTCTCGAAAGGGGTAAAAGTTCGAATCTTTTTACGCCCACCAAGAGTAACACTTGGAAAAAAAGTTACTCATCAAGCAAACTTCATGGGATTGGAAGTTGCACACGTAGTTGCACTTGTTGCATTAGTTGCGTGAATATAAAAATAAAGGGTGCAGATACTAAGGCTAATTTGCAAAGCACTAGTCTTAGGAACTAGTACCGAAAGGTTTAAGAGTTCGAGTCTCTTCTTGCCCACCAAGGAATAAAAAATGAAAGTAGAAGTACAAAATAAAAAAGGTTTAACGACAGTTTTATCAATAATTATAGATAAAAAGACAATTCAAGTAGAGCTTGATAAAAAATTATCAGAGTTACAATCGGAAGTTAGCCTAAAAGGTTTCAGACCTGGTAAGGTTCCTCCGGTAGTTATCAAGAGTCAATTCGGTAAAGCTATTTATGGAGAGGTAATTGATAA